TGGGAAACAACTTTGTTGTTCTTGTTCCGCCAACCATATAATAACTAACTCTCCACATTGCAATATCCTTTTCATTTATTATAGACAAAAAGAAAGGGTCTGTCAAGACCCTTTGAGTTATTTGCTCACAAACGGAGCCAACTCCGGCGGCACCCACCCTACGGGTTTCAATACCTTACCGTCTTCACGCTTACGAACCTTGCCAGTATCTTTGTCAATCTTGGCAAAGTTAGTTTTCATGACTTCTTTCCATGCACCTTCGGCATCAGCACCCATACTATGGATAGCACCAATAGTAACAACTAGAATATCAATGAGTGCATCTAGCTGTTCTATAGGATCTTCTGCAAGTGTGGCTTCCAGCAATTCCTGATGTTCTTCGTCGATCAGTTTAATATACATTGCGAATTGTTTTTCATCAAACTTGTCAACACTTTGATCACAGGCCCGCATAAATTTTTCTTGATCACGAAAAGGATTAGTCATTACTTGTTTTCCAATCTATATGCGTCAACTGCTTCTTGGACTTCAATGCCTTTAGCTATGTAGACATCGTTGGGTTTTTCGTCTGATTGTAAAAGAATAGCATCGGTGTCGACTCTGCGGATGACAATTTCTTTGCCATCTTCTTCTACTTTGATGCCTCGGGTCCAGCGACCATGTTCAATGTAGATCCACTCTCCGAGTTTAACTTCGTTTTGTTCCGTGCCAATGGACCATACACGAGCCCCTCGAGGTTTGACACCATGACTTTTACCATCATCGCTTTGAATAACAATACCGCTGGCAGTAGTTTGCTCTTCAAAGCTCATGTCTGAGACCAACACGGTATTACGCAGTGGTCTCAATTTTCCTTTGACTATACTCATTTATTCCTCTTTGACTGCGTTAGGATTAGTTGAATAATATTCATTCATAATTTCCTCACGCTTTTTAATAATTTTACCACCGGGACCTAATTCGTCACCTCGGGCATTTACTCTAGCATTGCCTACTGCCAGGGTCATCTCGTTGCGCATACGTAGTTTGTCAAGGTCAATTTCCTTGCCTTGCATAGATCTGTATACTTGTCTTTGTGCTGGTTTCATTGCCATAATATAGCTCCTTTAATACACATACTTATCTCATAAACTCAGAGAAATCTAAATTATATTCAATACTGTTAATTTTATGAACCCCAATCAAATATAGCACATAACTGGCCACGCTTGATCCTCGCCCTACACCCCATACAATATTATTGGCCCTACACGTATCTACAAAGTATTTGAGCCATCTTAGTAGATCGATCATATTTCTTTCTCGAAATTCTGCCAATTCTAATTGTATTCTAGCGTGTTCTGGATCCCAAGGGGCTCCTTGGTCATAGATCCATTGTTCTATGTCTAGATCTTTGTATTCTTGGGGCATGGCCCAATTTTGTTGATTATCTTGATCAAACCTGTCTTGATCAACATCAGTTGTTTCTTTTTGGAAGACTGTGTCTAATGCTGTTTGGAATTGTAAAATTTCAGGATCTTGTTCTACAATTAAATCCATCACCTTGTTAGAATGCCCTTGATAAATTATATCAATTAGGTCATTGCTGTCAAACACAGATTCATCAAGATTGTTTGTTCTCATGCATACATTTTAGTTGACATTGATGAGATTGTCAAGATCTTTATTGCGTTTTTGATACATTTGATTCCACTGTTTTGCTCGACGATCTTGTATCTCAGCTTTATACATGTCCAAGAACAACGATATTTGTCTTTGAACCGTAGAATTAGTTGTTTGCCAATACTTTGATGTTAAGTCTTGGATACGAGATTCAATCTCAGCATCTTTTAATTGGCTAAAATCTTCAGCTAATGGATGCATTATGCAAATTCCGCAACGTAATCTAAGTAAACTGTCAGTCCACTATCATTGGTCCAAGCTTCAATTACTCTGGTCTCTCCGCCGGTGCTCAATGTAAATGGCACCGGAAAGGCTGTGCTTTTTCTAATAGTTCCGCCACCTTCTGTGGCAAAGGTAATGGTATAGGCATTGTTAGTGTCGCCTGCCATGGATAATCTAATTCTAGCATACACACCACTAGTAGGCCAATTTCTAAATGTAATAGAGTTTGTAGGATTGGTTACAAAATTAACTGTTTGAAAATCAGCATCTTCTACACTGATAGCCACACTAGCTGAATTGTTGCCTTTGTTTACATAACTGCCCCAAAATTGATTAGTCTTAGCATTAGACAATGTATAACCATTAAAATCATTGTTGGCATTTACTTTAGCAGTGTTAGTTTCTAGTGCTTCTATTTCTACTTTGGCCTGTGCCAATCCAATTTTAATATTGTTAAAATTATCTCTAAAACCCTGACTGTTATTATCTTGTCCAGGGACTGGGTAGGTTTCGTCAATATTTGACGTAATTATTGAGCTCATATTATCGCGGTCCTATCATTGTTAAAAGCAAGATATTTATCGTTGCCGTAACCGGTTACAGAATCTATTATGTATCTATCAATTTCGTAGTTAATTTGGCCAAAGTCAAACCCGTTATTTTTAATGTTTAACAAAATAGTAGCACTTTGGCCCGGCAATGTAAAACACAATGGCACTGCTTTTACAAACCCTAATTCACGTTTTGCATTGGTTTGTATACTGCGCATATACAATGGCAAATATTCACGTTCTGTTTCGCCTAATTGTTTTATTCTGTATTGCCAATTTGTAACACTGCTAGGAAATCTAGTTTGCTGTCCGCCTGCAAAATAATGTTGACTGTCTGTTGATACAATGTGGTTTGGTCTAAAACCCCATGGTGCATCCTCATTTAATACATCGACGTCTCTGCTCCATGTCACTGGTCTTTCGTCTAGGTATATTGGCAACGGATCATCGGACATATTAACGGTCAATGCCGCACTGCCCTTGCTGTTTTCTAGAGGATCTACCATTTCTACATAAACAACTTCGTAGACCACAGTGTTTGTTCCGGTAATTTTAGCTTCTGCTGTTTTTACGCTGCCGAATCTAAAACGTTTTTTCTTGTGGTTTCTTCCCATAGCCTCTACATACCGTGCAGCATCTAAAGTTTCAATGCCACCGTATACAATCATTTTTAAATTTTTCTGTATACCAAAGTTACTGTCTCCTAGTCTATAAATTAAATTAGGATTAAAAATATTAGTATCATTGATAAAGTCTGCAAAAATATTTCTTTCTGTTTGTTTTAAGAATGGTTTTACAGAAATGTTGCTGTATAGTTTATTATTAGGTGTATCAATGGCCAGTGTAAACGTTTGGTCTAATTGGCTAAACAAAAACTGATCTCTAGCTCTAACTGTAAATTCGTATTCTCGATCAAAGGTAGTATTGTTGGCATCTAAAGTAAATGCATCGTTATCAAATGTGATAATACCTGGATTACCAGTAGTTCCAAACTGATTAACTTTGCCGACGAGTTGACCATCTAATGTTAGTGTTAGGCCTGGCGGTAATGCACCATCTAATAGTTGATATATGACAATGGCATTAGGCACTGTGGTCGTTGCTTCGATGGCCAAGGTTGAAATAATGTTGGCATTAATAGTTCCAAGGTCACTGTCTGTGAGGAATTTAATGGTGCTGTCAACTTCACCTAAGATATCAACTGTGAATATTCTTCTAGAACTAGCACTCTCATTGTTAGTAAAGTATCTAGTTGCTTTAATGGTAAAATCATAACCAATGGTAATAGCAGGCTGATATGGCACGTTTCCGAACACTTCACCGGTGCTGGCATCGAAACTCATGCCTGGGGGTAGGACACTGTCTGTGCCTATTAAAATTTGCGTGGCATTCGGCACTGTGACATCTAAGTTAGGAGATACACCTAGTCTATATGTGCCAGTGCTGATTTTAGTGACACTGGTAATAGTAAAAACTTGACTAGTTCCAACAGACAATGTATCACTTAATCTAAATCTCAGCCCTGTGGTTGGAATAGCGGTGGCATTTTGAATTCTTAGATATTGATCGCCTTCTTTGTTTTCATCTGCGCTTACTTTGATTGCCAGACTTTCAATTTCGGGATTGACTACTTCTAGCGAATAGTAGGCCTGGGGTAATCCAGGAATAGCGTCATAGGTATCTAACAAATAAGTTTGATAATTGTTGGCTCTGCGTAGTCCGAGATAATTAGGAGTAATCCAAATAGGCACACGGGCAAATGTAATGTCGGCAGTAAATACCCCTGATCCACTTTGCAATACAGTGTTGTCTGATCTAAAGAAGTCGTCTCCGACAACATAAATTCTAAATTTTCGTTTAGCAACAGAATCGCCATCTGTGACTGATACAATAAATTCGTAGTTTCTGTTTAATTTCCTTGGTAGCGTAGTAGGGCTGCTGTAATCATAAAAAATACTGTCATAGACATAGCTGTCATAGCCGTTGGTGGGTCGTTGGCCAAAGTCAAATGCAACACTGTCGTATAACCCAGTGTCAAACGATCCGCTGCCATCATTGCTGGTTACTACTAACAGTGGTTGAATAAACCCTGTAATACGCCCTGTTTTAGTCAATATTAATCCGGGAGGTAATTCTCCATCACCACTGGATATAAAATACTTTAAACTTTGACCAGCTGTAGTGTCAAAATCAATAGCAGCCATTTGAAAATCTACAAAACTACTATCTAGAATATAATATGCATCATTGGGACCTACCGGTAACAGTCCTTCGTTAGTTTGCCATGTAGGAGCATCTTCGCCTGTGATAGTCATCTTATAAGTTCTATCAGCAAAGGCAGTTCCTAGTTTTGCTCTAATACAAAATTTAAATTCAGTTTCTCTTGGAACTTCAAATGGGGTGCCTTTGATATGATCTGCGTCAATGCGTAACCCTGGAGGCAGCTGGCCTGAGATTACAGAAAAAGTTAAGCCTGTGCTGTCTTCAAAGTTGTCCTCGTAGGTAACCGGCAATGGAATATCCAAGGGAGTTCTTTCTGCTATTGTGCCAAAGCTGTAGTTACTTTGCTCGGTCCATATTTCTAAAGGCATTGTTATGTCCTTCTAAGTCTAGTTCTGGGATAAACTGATCCAGTTGTGGGTCTTTGTTTAAAATTAATCTTGGGAAACGTATTTCCTGAAGTTGCACGTTCTTTATAGTAATATAAAAATTTATTAGGTGCACCTTGTAGATCTTGAGCATCAGTTGGACCACCATTGGTAGTAGTTAATTGATTACTCTTGGCATAGGCTAAAATATATGCTTTGGCCTCTTCTTGCGTCATTCTAGGATATACTTCAAGGGCACAGGCTAATACTCCGGCAACCTGAGGACTGGCCATTGAGGTTCCGTTATACTTACCCAGATAATATGCACCGTTCCTTGAATCAGCAGTTCCGCTAGGTAACGCACTTATAATATAAGTGCCCGGCGCCCAAATATCTACACCCGGACCGCAATCGCTGTATTGAACTTTCTGATCAATCTGTATACTGTCTACAGACCCGACACAGATGTTGGGAAGATCAAATCCGCCGTTGGCAGTGGTATCATTGGCAGTAGGGCTGGTCCCACGCATATAGTAATAAGGTTGTGCTACACTGCTTGGATACCTAATAGCCATCTCAAAAGTGTTGTTCCAATCTAATCCCCCGGGCACATCGTGTTTCCATCTACCATTTCCGGCAGCACCCACAGTGATAATACCCTCATCTATAGCATCCTCAATATCAGCATCTAATGCTGCTACCCTTGCCGGAATACGTTGACCGCTGATAAATCCCCAAGCATTTAACTGCTCTGTAGTAAATCCCGAACTAGTGGTCTTAGCATTGTTTACGCCTACTTGTAGGTCTATCTGTGCCGGAGTTGCTTCGTAGAAAGTATACTCGCAGACCATGCCAGGACTGCCTAGTGTTCCTGAAGTAGCAGCATTGCCTTCCATTCTAATTCTATATGTTCTATTTGGTGCAGTGCCCGACACACCGTGATATATTCTTTGCACAGAATTATCCTTGGCGCACCACATGATTTTTGGCAAGTTAGGATTAGCTACATTAACCCCGCTCCATACAGATGATCCTGCCCCAAAAGTTAGATAAAAATTAGTTCCCGGAAATACACTGGTATGTGGACCACCTAAAAAATTAACAGTGAACGGTAAATTAATATTCCAAAACCCATCGTCATTGTTTCCAATAGTGGGGGTAGTCGACACGGTAAAACCAGCTGTGGATCCTAGACTAGGTGTAATCGATGTTACTGCGGCAGCTTCGGAGCCAGTGGCTACAGTGACTCTAGTGCTCATAGCCACCGCAGTCAACGGACTAGCTACTTCGTCGTTGATCAATGTTGTATTGTAGGTAATAGTATACACTGCCGAGTTTGGTAACACCACAGATTGATCTATGGTTAATTCAACGTCACCGCCATTATCTGGCGAAGATGTTGGACCTTGTGTGTATGTTGCAATAGTAGATGCACCCTGTGTGACAGTTACACCCAGTGTCAGTGTAGTAACACCGGTTATTCCTCCTGATGCTACATTTGAAATCAATGCAACGGTGCAAGGACCTTGCACCGTAACTGTATATGTCGAGGCCGGTGCCACAAGTGATGCTAGATATACTTGCCCACCCTCTGCCGTCCAAGTTCCTGGATATGATAAAATATTTCCTGCCCCAGCAGGCGGCGGCCCTGAAGTGGTAATTCTGTTACCAAAATTTTCAAATCCTAATAAATCCGCCAATCTACTATTGGCATTACAAACCCCACTGGTTCCTAAATATGTGGTTGCGCCAACACTGGGCGTATATCTAGTTCCTCTATATGTCACAGCAGTGATGTCGGTCAACGCCCAGTCACTGGGGAAAATACTCATGCCCCAACTGTTGTTAACTATGGTTGGATTTTTTCTTCCAGTAACACCGTTGATAGATTTATTAGCATGAAATTGTCTAATGTAGTCAAAGACATAGGGAAATGTGTAGTCAGCGTCGTCACCAGCCAAGTAATATAGATTATAAATGTTAGCGTCTCTAGCCCACCCCTGAGTATTTCCTGCAACAGTGCCAGCAACGTGTGTTGAATGACTGCCTGTTCCGTAGCTGTATGTTCCGGGACTTGTTCCTTTGACAGCAAGATTATGTTGAAACCAATTATATTGATTTGTTCTATTAGCACCAGTGCCGTCTGCGTTGGCAGTGAATTCTGGATGATTCCATACTAGGCCGTTTTCATCACAGATAACAACGTCAACATTCTTTCCAGTTTGGGTCAGTGTGACCGTGCCGGTTTGTGCAGCAGTGCCCGAGCCAGTGCCTTGATAACCTGTGCCGCCCCATCCGGATCGGTGAATGCCTTCCGTGCAACGTAACAACCCCCAGTTTTTCATAACACCCGAAGTAGAGGTAGATTTGTCCCAGTTAGAACTGGTCTGCGTATATGCATTAAGACCTGCGCTGATGCCTAATTCTTTAGGATGTAGAGT